CTCCAAGCTTAGCTCTCTCCACGGCGTCTTCTGGCGCATCATCTATACCTTTCGGATAAATATAATCTATTGGTATATTCAATGAAAACATTTGATGAATAATATCTGGATGAGCACATGAAGCACTTGCAAACCAAACTCTTTTATGATCAATACAGCTTTGCAAATAACTGTTAGCTCTACCTATAAATGAAGAAGTAAAATACTGCTTAATACAAATAGTTCCTGTATCAAAATTATATTGAGATTTAGCTTCTTTAAGCATTTCGATATATTCTTCCCCTTCTTTATCAGAGTTAAACTCAAAAAACCCTACTTTCATTCCCTTGGCTTTAAAAATAGCCGATCCATTAGCTGCTTCAATAAATTGATCACCGCCCGCATTGTCAATAATAACCAATCTAATGTTAAAATGCGTTAATAAATAATAAAAATATTTAATATGGTCTTGAACACTCGCGCCAGCTTTTTGATAACCATGAACATACACAGAAGTCCCGTCTTCTTCGTTCAATTCCATCACAGCCATTGCAAAATAGTCGGAACTTTTAGAAGCACTAAAGCTCGGATCAATAGCTAAAATATATTTCTTATCTTTATCTCCTGCTATTTTAGTAGTTGGGTATTGACCATTAGGAACGGTGCAAAGTGTCATTTTTTTAGGAGAAAAATATCCATCACCACCATCCACGAAGCGAGCGCAGTATTCTCTAAGAAACGCCGAGTGACTTATGCCTCCGCTTTTAGCTAATTGAATAACGCCTTGGTCTATCATATGCTCAGGAAGCGATTCGTAACTCATTTGAGATACAAAATAAGTAGAGTTTTTCATAGCCTCCATTCTATCTTCTCCTACTTTTTCAGAATCATTAAGTAAATTTGGATCTCTGATGATATCAGACCAAATAGAGTAAAGCTCAAATAAGTATTCAAAAGTATAACTTGCCGAACTTAGAGTTATCATTTTATTTACATTTTTAAATACAGTTCTATCCTTTTCCTGCATTCTGCCAGCCTTTATCATTTGATCCTCTACTTCTCTAACTCTAATTCTTTCAGCAACGTCAAGAGGAGAACTCATAAATGGCATTAAAACTCTCTCAACAATGTCTTTAGGCATCAATAAAAACTCATCAATTATTAAAACAGACGCGCGATACCCTCTAGTATTCTCGCCGCCAAGCGGAATTGCTGTTATTGATCCGCCAGTTGGAAGCTCAACTGGATACACGTATTCGTCGTTTCTTTTGATAGGGTCTCTAAAGCATTGCTTAGCCAATCCAGCATCCTTGGCGTTCAGCATTTTATCTATCTCCATAAAAAGCCTGCGAGACGTTCTAAAATTAGCAGACGCAATTAATATTTTAGTTCCCGGTTCAAATATGCACTGAAGAATACAAAACACTGCCGCACAAAAACTTTTCGAAGCGCCTCTTCCCCATGTTAGCATAGAAAAATTTCTATTAAACATGGCTTTAATGTTAAGCTCCTGATATTTTTCGAGCTTAATTCCTAAAAATAATTCAGTAGTTAATCCTATATTCGATTTTAAAAATTTTGCAAGAGTTATTCTTGCAGTAGCGTCATCCATTTCGCCGCGTATTTCTTTTAACTCTTCGTTAAAATGACGATCCGGAATAATTATATCTTGATTTCCTACTTCCCACATAACTAGATAAGATTATGCTCTATTAAATATTGAAAATCAAAAGTTTTAGCTTGAGCTACATTCAAAGCTAAAATTTTTGGTATAAGCTCGGAAGACTCTTTTCTTCCTCCGGAAAAACAGAATTGAATATTTTCGGGAAAGCTTTTACAAACCTCCCTAAATCTATGAAAAACAAAATCTGTTGAAGCTTTTGCGAATCTGCCGGTTCTAGAATAAGAAAACGATAAAAACTTATTGATATCACATTCTGTAACTACGACAATATACCCATTTGCGTCTCTAGCTCTTTCTACTTCTCTGTTAAACCTATCAAACCCAGACGATAAAGTAGAAACTAAGTCATTTAATGATTTTCTTTCAACTGCTAGCAGCCCGTCGCAAGAATAATCTCCGAACTCAAGTTTCTCGTTTACTATTTCGTAATCTTTAAGCTTTATAGGCTTCTGTTCTCTTGTGTCCACTGTTATGTTTTTTTGATAAATAAAATTAAAATTTAATTCATTTTTATTATACGAGTAACGACTTTTTAAACCAGTTGATTTAATGAAATTATCTAAATCTGGAAAAAAAAATTTATACGTCTTGATAGAGGGTAGATAAGACACGGTTCTCATCTCGGAGGACGACGGAAAATAGCATACACTTTTTAATTTTGAATGATCTATAATTTTATTCAATAAGAAATTTTTAGCTAACCCCTCCTTTTCAAGCTTTAGCCACGCAAGCATGTTTTTTTTATTTACAAAATCTGTTAATAGATATTGTTCAAAACTTTTAAACTCGATAGATTCCTTAGTTAGTAAATCTTTTTTATTTAAGTTCCATTTTAAGTATTTATCTATTTTCAAATCGTGTTCATTTTTTATATGTTTGATAAACTCGTTTTTATCACAACAGCAATACGAACATCCGACTTCTTTACAAGAGAATTCCATAGAAATCAAGTATTAAAAATTTCTTTTGGATCAATTCCTCTAATAATCGCTTTAAATTCATCAACCGACGACAACTTTTCTACCTCTTCTTTTAGCGCTTCCCTTTGCCTTTCAGCTAAAGCAATCATTCTTTCTCTATTTTCTTCTTGCTTCCATGCGTAAACTAAATTTAAGATAGAAGCATTTTCGTTTCTTTTTTCTTCTATTCTTTTTGATCGATTAACCGTTAAACTTTTATATAATTTATCCTGCCTCGAAATACACTGATTATATTCAGTTTGAGCGTTATTAATAGCCTCATTAAGACTCATGCTTATTTTTCTGCCGTCAGACTCAGAAGCCATATCGTCCAAAGCCATTCTCAAGTATTCGATTCTTCTTTGAATATCTGCAGCAATAACAACTTCGTTTGACAAAGTTATAAACTGATCCAGCTCCTCTTGAGTTAGGTCATCTTTATCATGGGTATATCTGATAAAAGCATCCTCGAAAAGCTCCCTATCCTCTTGCCTGGAGTAGTTATTTATCTGATACAAGAAACGAAATATTTTAAGATAAGAAAAAAGAGACTCAACGCATTTAATCTGAGCGCGTTTTAAATTTTCTTCTTTCCATCCATAGTTTAAATACTTATTTATTCGAGCAATAACTTGCACCATTGTAGCAGGAGACCTATACTGCTCAGTTGGAGCTTCGCTTCTTCTGAAGCTTGAAGAAGGTTCATAATTTATTGTTTCAAATTCGCCAGAGTCACTAATCCTTAAACTCTTTTTATCATCTTGATCATGCAGTGATTTAACATACTCGCTTACCGCCCTATGTTCCAAATGGAGAGCGCTAATTGTTTGATCATTTAAAAGATTTCTTGTAAAAATAAGCGTAGTAAATCCGTCTTTTTTATACTCTTGCCTTATTTTTTCTTTTTGCTCGTCAGAAAGAGCGTAGGGCTCCATTTTTTTAATTACATTTACTCTAACCTTACCAATCTGAAACTCAGATATGTATTCTTTTATGGCTCGCCCCTCTTTGCTTCTTCCGTCAATAGACGGATTTTTAAAGACCTTCTGAGTTAATTCAGAAAGATTGGGAGTAGCTCCGTCCTGAAACGCGTCTCTAACTATAAGCTCTTGTTCTGGAGTTAACTTTAAATTATCATCTTCATTTTCGGTCATGATATATCGTAAATTAAAGTTTTAGCAATTTTATATATCTTATTTTTTATTTTTTTAATTTGTTTATATCCAGGAGATCTATTTTTCTCGCTGGTTTTATAACCCATAGCTTGAGCTGTTTCTATCTCATTTTTATTTTCTACGTAAAGATAGTTGTAAACTTTCCATTCTACTACTGATAGCTTTTCTTTTATTTTTTTATGAAAGTTACTAATTTTAGAGTCATAATCTATATATGCATCTGAATCTGGAATATCCATTGCCGACTGAGAGCCGGAAGATTCGTTATTATCATAAAGGTTTTCATGAATACTAACTGGCATTTTTATATCATACGCATTCTTTTTACACGATTCCCATTTTGAATATATTGCGCATGAATTGTTCTGAGTTCCATATATTTCGCATAAATTTCCGCCAAGATTATATTTACACTGAGAGCACGGCTTCGAAAATGAAGAATAATTGTTTCTAATTAAATTTGTAATCTGATTTGTAATTATAGTATTAAGCCAGGGTCTAATCGGTCTAGCATTATCCCATTGACTCCACTTATTAAAAATATGAAGTCTAATTTTTTG